GTCGGGCACCACCGCGAAGTCCGCCGCGGCATACGTATGGCCATCCTCGGTCTTCGACGCCTTGCGCTCGCCCACGATCACGACCTCCAACGGGTCCGGGTTGGCGAACCGGTCGACGCGCTCGCGCCATAGGTTCGAGATACCGTTTGGCGCGATGGGGTCGGGGTAGTTCTCGACGATGGCGCACGCCGCGGGGGAAATGAACCATTGGCAGTTCGAGCAAGCCTTCTCGGTAGTGCCCCCGGTGGGCGAATACTCGGCCGCCTTCTGGTCGATCTGGCGGCTCATGTAGTCGTAGAAGTCGGGCATGTCGCCCATGTTCTTGACCGTATCCTTGACCACGGCAACCTCCTTGATGGCCGCATTGGCAACGGCGAACGCGCTACTCTCGCACGTCTCGGTGGTGCCGCCGTCCGCGCGGCAGTCCCGGAAGCGCCCGTTCCACGCGCCCACCCATTGGCGCCGCTTGGCCAGTGAAAGGCCCTCGACGTTCGAGGGCAGGTCGGGGTCGGACGGGCCACTGAATGGCATCGCTATCCCTCACGGATCATCGCCGGCGGGTGTGTACAGCAGTCGTCGCGGTGGGAGTTAACCAATCCGTGTCCCCCTGGGTGAATCTGCATCGTTGGAGACTATCGCGCAAACTTCCGGACCGTGGCCCGCACCCGCCGGTCGATGTCATTTTGCATGCGTTGTCTCAGGCCGTCAACCCCACGCCATCCCGCGGTCTGGAATATCTTGACCTGGGGCGCCCCCTGGACGGGCCGGTTGTACGGCGCGATGTTGGGGTTTGACCCCACAATGCCCACGATCTGGTTGGGGCGCCGTTGCACCGTGTGGGACCAGGACCGCTTGAGCGTGCCGGTGCGGACGTAGCCGGTTGCGGTCAGGGTCTGGGGCGGGTACGTGGCTATCCACCGCTGGCCGTTGGCCGCCACGGTGCGCACGTCGTTGGTCAGGTCACCGATCAGGCCGGCGGTGTCCTTGATGGCGCGGCGCGGTCGGATGGAGCGTATGCGAATGGCGACCATGAGGGCCTACTGGATGGATAGTTGGAAGATCCGGTCAACTTGGCCATTGCAGGTCCAGATCGTCCGTCCATCGAAGGTGATGCCCCGCGTCTGGATATCAGGCGCCGTCATTATAAAAGTTCGAGCGCCACTGCCTGGGTTCACCTGCTCGATCCCACCACCGAAGAATGCTACCCAGATAGCCCGTCCGTCCCACGTAAGTCCGTTAATGGTCCCAACTGCTAGCGGCCGTCGCAGGATCGTCCCATCGCGCGGGTCCAGTTGGAAAAGGCCGGTGGAGTTATCGCTATTCCACAAGGAGCGCCCGTCGAAGGCCAGTCCAAGAGGTACCGCTCCAGGCGATGGGAACGACCGCAGGATCGTCCCATCACGCGGGTCCAGTTGGTAAAGTAATTGGGTGCCGGAGTCAGCGACCCATAGGGTACCGTCGTGAAATGTTATATCCCGCGATCCCGCTCCAGGCGATGGGAACGACCGCAGGATCGTCCCATCACGCGGGTCCAGTTGGTAAATGAGATTGGCATTGAAGTCTGCATGCCAAAGGGTACGACCGTCCCACGCGATGCCTGTAGGATTGGTACCAGGTGTAGGGAAAGACCGGAGGATATCGCCAGCAGCCACAGCTACACCTCAACGACCAAGGGTCTCGCCACCAGGACCGACGGGTAGCCGCGCGCACCGACAGCCGATGTGGGTTCCGGTGACGGGCCGCGGCCCCGCGTTGATCGGGAACCGCTCGAGGTCGAGGGCCTTGCAGATGCCATCCACGCGGTCATCGCGGGATGTCTGCCATTCCTCCTCGTTGATGCCGCCGGCCTCGTGGGCCATCTTGTTTCCGGCGTCGAAGATCTTCGTCGTCTCGTTGACGGCGATCAGGCGGGCCCGGCTGCGCCCGAACGTGGGCTCGATCGCCTTGACCAGGTCGGGGAAGCCGCGGCTTCCCAGGCCGGTCTCCTGCCACGTCGTGATGGCGTTCCGTAACTGTGCCTGGCTGGTCCCCTCTATGCTCGCCCACCACTCGTTCGTGTAGGTGCGGCTGAACTCCAGCACCTGGGCGTTGATGAGCTCCAGGTCCACCCCTACCCCGACCGCGATGTTGGCGTCGATGGCCTCCAGGGCCCCGCGCCGGGCGAAGGGCAGCATCGTGGCGGTCGCGTCGGTGCGGAACTCCTCCCAGAACACCTCGTCCCCGATGATGTCGTCCGGGGTCTGTTTGCGCCCCGTCAGGATGCTGGCGGTAAACCGCCGCCGCTTCGCCGCTTCTACACCGCTCAGGCCCATGACGGTGCGGGCCCTACGCATCGCGCGGCCCAGCACGTCGTCCATGGCGGCGGCGATCTCGTCCTCCAGGGCCAACCGCTCGGCCTCGGCGAAGTCGGCGCGCTCGTCCGTCGCAGCCTGGGCGTACCGCTTGCGGGGCTTCTTGCGGTTGCGCCGCCGCCGCATCCGGTGTGACTCCTTGAGCTGCGTAATCGCTTTGTTCTCAACCGGCTCCACGTCGATGGCCGTCACGTCCGGGGTTGCATCGCCCTCCACGGACAGTCGGTCGAACGTCTCCTCCGAGATGGTGCCGTTGTCCAGCAGCATCTGACGGCCCGCCTGTGGATCGAGGACCCCGGTGTCCACGTAGGCCTTGATGGAGTCGGACTGAATCTTCTCCAGCTCGGCCTCCTCCAGGTCCGCTTCAACATCCTGCTCGTCGTAGCTGAACGTGACGTTCTGAGGAATGAGGCCGTGGAAGTTGAACGTGTACTCCAGCAGCTTCATCCAGAAGCCCGGCCCCTTGCCGCGCGACTTCATATGGAGGACGAGGGCCTCGGTCGATGACCCGATGCCGCGGCCCGGCAGGGGGGCGAAGTCCTGGTAGTCGACCCCGAAGCCCAGAGCGAGCTGGTTGATGTACCACCGCATGGAATCGTCCAGATTAAAGCTCTCGGGCAGCGTCTTGAGGTCGATGGTCTCCAAACTGACGGTGGCGGACGGGTCGATCGACCCGATGATCAAAGGGATGATGAACCGCATCATGCCCTTGGCGGCCTGGTGGTCCTTGTGGCTCTGCATCGCGTCGCCGACCTGTTTGGACGTCACCCCGGATACGATGTGGATGGCGTTCGGGTTGTTCCCCCCGACCTTCTCCCGCTGGTACACCCCGATGTCCCGCAGGTACTGGGCGGCCCGGAGGACACGGGAGACCGCGCAGAGCTGCATGCCCCGCATGGTCTCGACCGGGGAGGGCAACTCCGCGACCGGCACGACCTGGTGGCGCCCGAGGCGATGGTACACGCCTTTCACGTCCTGGTAGATGACCGGGGTCTCGGCGTTGCCGGTCCGCAGACACCGACTCGCGTCCAGGTGGGCGATGCCGATCACAGGCGCATCGGCGGCGTCCCGCTCCCGGATCACCTCGATGAAACCGCCATTGTCCTGGGTCATCACATCCACGGACAGCTTAGTCGTGAAGGACTGCCACCCGGCCCCCAAGTCGGCCATGGCCAGCATGTCCTGGATGGCCTCAACGGTGCGCTCAGGTCCCTCCAGGGTCCAGGAGAAGGCGGCGTTGCGGATACTGAGCGAGTAGACGGCGGAGGCCAGGATGGGCTCGGTGGGCCAGAAGTCCCGGAGCTGTCTGTCGCGTCTAACCGGGTTGCGCCCCCATGGCTCGATGTCGTCGGCCACGCTGGCCAGCCCGAGTACGAGGGCGTCCAGGGTGGTGCCGCGGTCGCCCTCGTTGGGCTCAGGCTGGACCTGGACGGAGCGCCGGATGGCGTCGTCGGTCTGGAGCGTCACTGCCGACTACCTCCAGAAGCGGACTAGCGCGCTGAACAAAAACGTGTCGGTGCCGTCCGTGCCGGTCGCGACGACCCGCAGCCGGAACATATCGCCCACCACGAGGCCGGTGAAGATCTCACGCACCAGGGTGGCGACGGATAAGTCACTGTAGACCAGGGAGGCGAACAGGCCCTGAGCGTGGTGGGCCCAGTCAGCGCCCCCGTTGTTGCTGAACTCAACGAAGAACTCAATGTCGGTGGGCGAGTTGGCGGACAGAATCGTAAGCTCGACCGAGAAGTTCCGGTAGGTGGAGCAGTCGATGGCCTCGGCGAGGTCGCCATCGGCCTGGCTGTTCACCTCAGTGGGGTCTGCGTCGAGGACTTGGGCGGTGAAAAGCTGGAGGTTGACCGGGTCGGGGTGGTCGTAGTTCATCATCCGGCCATGCTCGTCGACCCTGAAGATCAGGTACTGCTCAGTCGGCTCCCCGTCGGCGTCCTCACGCTGGCCCCATACCAGCACGGAGGTGTCCTTGACACGTAGAGTCGCGCCCTTGGTTCGGCCCTGGACTCCCATATCGGCTACCTCCTACACGATGACCAGGTCGCCGCGGCTGATCAACTCGGTGGCGATCGCGTCCAGTTCGTCGTTGGTGAAAGTGAGGCCGATGCGCCTCAACTCAGCCCGTAGGTTGTTGCCGTTCCACTCCTGGCCCCTACGGTGCGGGCTGGTCAGGATGCCCAGGACGAGATCGGCGCTGTTCTTCAGTTCGGTGGCGGGGCTGACCTTGAAGGGCATCGGAGTCTCCTAGATGGATGCGCTCATGGCGCATTATGGCACGACCGGAGAGGGGCGTCTACTAGGGGTGCTGTTCAATTAAGTGCTAGCTGAGAGATCAGACCCGATGCTGGGTCACTGTTCCAAAGCGTGCGACCGTCAAAGGCCAAGCCCTGGGGTTCCCCGCCAGGGCTACCGAAGGTACTTCTAATGGTGCCGTCACGCGGATCGATCTCCGAGATAGTCTGCACGAATATGAAGGCATTGCTAACCCACAGAGACCGCCCATCCCATGTCAGCCCCCGCGGTGCTACAACTGGAGTGGCGAACGAATGCAGGACTGTCCCATCACGCGGGTTAAGCTGGTTGATCGCGCCCGCATCAACAAGCCACAGGCCCCGGCCATCCCACGTCATGCCCTGGGGGTTTCCCCCAGGGGAAGGGAAAGATCGCAGGACGGTGCCGTCCCTCGGGTCCAACTGGTAGATCGTGTCCAACTCCTCATCACAAACCCACAACGTACGACCGTCGAAAGCGAGGCCACGCGGTGCGATCCCTGGGGGTGGGAAGGACCGTAGTATGGTCCCGTCCTCGGGGTCTAGCTGGTAGATTAGGGGATTCCCGTCTTGTTCGTCGCTGTGCCAGAGGGTCCGACCATCCCAGGTCAGGCCTCTAGGGTCCGTGGCGGGGCTAACGAACGAGCGGAGGATGTCGCCGAGGGCCATTTACCCTGGATTATGGCACGGCGGCGGAGACGCGTCTAGTCGCCCCGCGCCGGGTTGCTCGTTTCTTCCTCGGCTTGACCGGGACCGGAGCCCACTCCATCACCCAGGGCGTGCACCAGGGACAGAGTAGGAGTTCACGCTGGCGTTCCGGGCGGCACGTGCAGACGACGCGATGCTGGCAGCCGGTGCATTGGTGGCCATGGACCCAGCGCCGTGTGAAGGACCCCCTTGGGATGTTGGCCATGAGGCCGTGGAGAAGCGCCCCTAGCAGGCCGTCGTCCCACGCGATGTAGCCGGTCGTCATAACGCCCCTATCAGGCCCTCTCGACGCTGCGTGGCCGTCGCAGCCTGGTGGCAATCGTGGCACAAGGCCTCCAGATTGTCCTGGTGGCTGACACAACCGTCGCGGCTACCACCGTTGACCGGCACGATGTGGTTGGCCTCCAGCCTGCCACCGCTGCCGCAACGGACACAGGTCCGCCCTGCGTAGAGTTTGACCCATAGCGCCGCCGTCGCCCATCCGTGGTTACGCTGGTAGTTATCGATGCACGCCTGGGAGCACCAGGACCGCCGCCGTTTGGGTAGCCCGCTGCCGCAGATGCAACAGACACCCGCCACGCCCGCGTACAGTTTGCAGCCCCATAGGTTCAGGCCAGGTTGTTGCGGCTTTTGCAACTCGTCGGGGGCCAGCACGCCAGCAACGTGTATCGTCAGGGCGACGGGCTGTAGGGCGGGTTTGACCGTGCCCCCTCGTCGTGGAAGTGGTCGAGCGGATGCGGAAACCGTCACGGCCACACGGCCTTACTGTGGGTCATCAGGGCCACGATCAGTTCGTCGACCGCCGGGCGCGAGTGGAACCGCATCACCATCGGATGGGGCCAACCGGCCATCTCAAGCCAGACGTGTACCTCCGACGGTTCTCCCTTGCCATCCGGCTCCGGGTGCCACTCGAACACGGTGATCTTCTCGATCTCGTGATATTCGATACCGTCGGTATTGACCGGTTCTCCCCACCCTTCACGGTTGGTCATTAGATGCCTCCGCGGCGATAGTACCGAGCCGCAGCCATGAAGTCAGCCAACTGAGCGACCGCTTGATCGTAGAGATCCGGAGGCACCTTTGTGACGCCATCCACACGGGCCAGCACCAGTGTGGCCGCTTGGACATCCTCAGTCCGCACGGCCCGGTCGTCTATTGTCGGCCTTTGATTCGTCATCTCTGCCTCCTCCTTGTTGCCGTATGCCCTGGCTTTTATGCCTGGAATAATTTCCACACCACTCCTACAGCGCCAGCCTCAAGCACTCGGCCGTGGCCATCGATAGCGCAACCACCGCATCGATCTTACGCCCCTCCGACTTCTTCACGATGCGCAGCCGCGTATCCTCGGTGGCCGAGACCTTCTTGTTCGCGTTGCTGAGATGCTCCCGCACCTGGGGCCACGCGCCGTCGTGGCGGATGCGGCGCTGCACGATCATCTGGTATAGCTGGCCGTCCGCGATCAACCGTTCCTGCCCCTGTCCGAACGCCCTGCACCACGCCACCCCGTCCTGCTGGAGCCGGGTCGCCATGTCATGCAGTTGGTAGGGGTCGTAGGCGATCTGGACCACGTTGTGGATGGCGCAGAAGGCCCGGACCATCTTTTCCACTTCACCGAAGTCGAGCGGCTTACCCCCAACCGGCACCCACAGGTTCGCGGACCTCAGCATGACGCCGCCCTGCTGCTCGAACCCACCGGGCCGCTCAGGATCCCGGCTGACCACCACGACGGCGAACGTGTCGCCCGTCACGGCGGCGTCCATGGCCAGGATGAGCGGGATGTCGTCGCCGGGCACCAACGGGATCGGCGCACCCTGGCAGCCATCCCACCAGGTCAGGTCAATGAACGAGGACTCCGCAGACGCCCACTCGTTGTGGTGCAGCCGACTGTAGTTGGCCGGGGTCTGGGAGGCCGCCTCGTTGGCGTAGTAGGCCGCGCCCTGCACGCCCTGCTGCCACGGCTGCCTGTGCGCCTGAGCCCCGCTGTCCCAGTAGGCGAACATGCCGGCCGCCTCGTTTACGTAGCAGGGGACGGGGCTGTCCGCATTGGGCGCCTCGGCGAACGCCGACGTGTCCCCGAGCTCGCCCGCCGTGAGTTGGCGCCCCTCCAGGACGGTCTGCTCGTACAGGCTATAGAGAAGCTCCGATTCACCCTCCCAGCCCGCGTAGGTCTCCACCATGCGGATGCTATCAGGCCGGGTCGGGGATGGGGCCATCTCGGACCAGAAGCGCAAGTCGTCCTTGTGGATGAAGCCCCACAACTCGGTCCATACCGACAGGATAGGGTTCCCGCCAGCCTCGCCACGGTAGTCCTTGGCCACCGCCTTCACGATAGTGCCCGTTGCGGTACACACAGCCCGCTTTGCCCCATGCAGTTGCCACACGCCGGGTAGGCGTTGGCGCTCCTTGACGTAGCCGGGGGTCTGCTCGACCGCGATGGTCATCTTGCGGAACCCGCGCTCCTGGGCCTGGTCGGCGTCGTTGCCCACGCAGAGGATTTCGCCGTACTGACCCCAGGTCTCGGCGGCCCACTTGATAACCGCGCCG